GCATCTGCGCCTCTCGTCTTTGCTTCTGATTTGATTTTGTTTACAAGTTTCTCATGTCCGATAGTAGGAGGATTCATCCTACCGAATGAGAATACAATTTTCTTCTCTTTTGCTTCCTTCAGTCTTTGCTGAAGTTCGTTGAACTTTAATGTCATTTTTTCACCCAATTTTTAGCGGCAGTGAAGTTAGCACGACTGAACTCTAAACGGTTCACTAGTTTAACTGCATTACCCTTTAATCTGTCCACTGCCACAAACCCCTCTGGTTCTGTGGTCTTGAATCCATCATCTGTTCTCAGAAATGTCCCAATAGATTTCACTTTCGACAATTTCTGCACCAATACATTTTTTGCGTCCATAATGTAGTTATACAATAAAGTAGCATTCTGCAAATCTGCAGTTTGCTGGTCAATCTTTTTCATTCCATCTTTCTTAATTTCATCGTACTTCTGCTTACCTGCATCAGATTTAACACTGTCAATCTTTTTATCAAGTTTAGTAATCCAATAGTTCTTGAAATCACTGACCATCGTATTGCTATCAGGTAAGTCTTCTGTACCTCTGAAGTAAGAGTTCAGATGAACCTTAAAGTTAGTCTCGATAGCGAATTGGTTCTTTTCATCAAAGTTCGCACTCATCTTGTCAAGATATTTCTCGACTTTAGGGAGCAGACCTTCAATCCGTTCGATGTAACCATTGAGTAATTCGGTTTCATCTTTAGTCATTGTGACACTGCCTGAAACATCTTTATATGAGGCATCATCGAACCAGACCGTCTTCGTCTTTCTCAACTTACTAATATTTATATTAAACGATGCTTTCATCGTTTCTAGCGTCTTACCTTTATACTCAGTATGAAAGATAATACCCATCTTTGTGCTTTGAACGAACTTACCAAGAGGTCCTTTCTTAGGAATAGCATATACAATTGTATTAGGTTGAAACGTGATATACTCTTCACCATCAATAGTCTTAGTGGACAAATCAGATTTAGTGTACATCATGTCACCTTGAATGACACCTGTGATACCTAACTTAGATAATTCAGAAAGTGCAACTGTTAACTTCTCAACAAGTCCGCCTGTGTGGTTCTTGCGAATATCTGCAACAGTCTTGTTTAATTTAGGATTCTTATTGAAGACTGATTTAGTAGCAACAAAGAACTTACCATCGGCAGGGTCAATACCACAGAAAATCGCTGGCGCACCATCCCATTTAGTAGTGATGTTAACGCCAGTTCGTACATTAGAACTCAGCATGTTACCAACTTCTTTCAGGAAGTTAATAGCATTTCGTGCGCCTTCAGCACCGTCAGTGATGATGGTTTCTTCGATGTGTGTCAGGTGCGTATTGCGGTTTTCTGACAACTGTTCTGTGTGTTTCTTAAAACTTATCATGCTTATACTATACCATACTTTCCCTAATTGTCAAGAACTATTTTTGGTTATGGCAAACTTTTTTAGTATGTGTGACATATTTATCACAGTTAACCTAATAATTTCTTTCCGGTCGCCTCTTTGGATGTGTAGTCCAATAAGAAGTGTGTGGGACAAACCCCACCTTGTTTGTTTCTTATATTTAGTTTGAAATCAAAATACGCATTTGAAAACTTCATATCAATACGCTTTGCTGTACCATTCGTAATACCGCCATAATACAATGTAAATTTCGATGCCGCTATGCTTGCATACTTCTTGTTCTCATTGACACCGACCCACCAGCAGTATGCTTTACCACCACCTTGTCCGTGTACCATCCAGTAGTTTGCGCCAATCGCACTACGCAACAAGGATTCTAATAGTGTCTTATCAACTTGTGAAGTAACATCTACAATATGCGAACCCTTACCGGTTGCTTTCTGTCCAGTTCCATACAAATTGAAAACTGCACAGAATGTTTCGTTGTGAATACCAAGTGCTTTGAGTAACTTGACACCCATCTCATTCGTAATCTTTCCTGCTTTAACTTCTGTTTCCGTGAATGGTTTTCCGTTACCTTTAACACCAGTATTAACAAATGTCAGTGTGCTTGAGAATTTTGCTGATAGGTATGTCTCTGTTCTATCAGAATGAAAAACTGTAATGTCGGTCAACTTCTTTCCAACATCTGCAGGATTACCTGGAAGAATAACCACATTACCACCATTCATTGCGAATGGTCTGCTTTCATTAGCACCACCCATCTGTTTAATTTCTTTGACTGGTGAGTTGTTTTGTTTGCAAACTGCCGTCATCAATTGTGATGCTAGTTTAGCATTCAAGTCACCTGCTTCAGTGATACCATTTGCATAGTTGACTAGAGACTTAGCAAGGTCACGCTCAAAAGCAAGACCCTTATTCTCTTTCTTACCGCCTGCTGGTTGACCACCAAACTCTTCAGTCTTAGTGACTTTACCAATAGGGATAACTGATGTTCTTTCTTGTCCGGTGAATTTACCTTTGAGTTCTAATTTGTGACCTGTTGTATTGTCTTTCATCTCTGCTAGTGTGCGGACTAACTCGTCCATCTTAGCAACAGATGTTCCAGGTTGTTTTAGAGTTTCAACACCATCGATGATAACTGCAGTACATTCAAAAGTTCCGTCTGCAGTATGGAATGTATTAGACTTTCCATTTCTCTCAAAAATTTTGTCTATGAGAATTTGTGGACGCTCGGCGCCATACTTTGTAAATTCTCCAAGTGGTAATCCTGCCATTTAATTCTCTTCTGTTATCCAGAATGCTTTAGCGACTTTCGCTTGCATTTTATATGCTTCTTTTTCCCATGGCAGTTCAAAGTATGGGGTGTCATTTTTGACCATTGCATTCTTCCAACGCCATCCCACTGCTACCATCTCTCTATTGTAATACTGCTTCACATGAACCATTTCATGCGCTAGTGTCAAAATAAGATTTTTGATTGATAGTGACTTATCAATCTCAATTTCATAATCACGAATAGTGTCTGTCATCAAACAGTAACCGACAGCATCGCCGGTCATCTTCTTCAGATGAATTTCAATCTCCATCTTCCGACACTTAGGCATCAGATGCTTAATGAAGAAATAGCAAGCATCTTCAACCAAATCTCGCTGTGTTTTGTTGCCGCCAGTAACGGTTACGCAATGCATTAGAATTCCTCTCTATCTGTCATCATATGTATATAATAGCAAATAAAGTCGGCAATGTCAAGCGTTGTTGCCGAAAAACAACAAATTTTATCTCAACGATATCAAGTATTTATATATTTTTTTGGAGAAAGTTTGGGATTTGCCACTCTTCGAACCCACTTCCAGCGTTCAAATTCTCAACCATACGCTTGGTTTCGATACGATTAGCAGATACTTGGATTACATCTTTATACTTACTGTCATAGATGTTATAGCAATTGTTCTCGCCGTCAAACTCAATCTTAAATCTTAAAGGTCGAGAAGTCTTTGTACTTAGTCTTTTCATTTCGTTGCTCCTTTAGTTTATCAAATCCATTACTTTCGACTACCTGTACACCTTGAGGAACTGACTTAGGTATCATGTTCTCAACAAGGTCTTCTTGTGCAGAGTCCTCTACATCGTACAACTGCATCTTTGCTCTATCAATACCAAGAACAAACCTACGATACTTTGTAGGGTCGTTGTAGCGGTTCTTCAACTGCTTCACTAGAACTTGATTATGTTGTTCTAATTCTTCATTTGAAATAAGTGCAAACATGAAGTCTACTGTTGCCGGTAGACCGAAACTCTCACTGGTGTCTTCTAGTCCAATGTCTGTGCTTGTATATCCAGAGCGAGTAGTTTGTGTAGCAGAGATGATTGGTACATCATGTTCTACTGCAAGACCACGCAACTCTTCAGCAATCGACTTGACTAGTGTATATGAATTGATATTTGCGCCAGCACGAAATCTTTGTGAAGTACAAATATTTAGATAGTCGATGAAGATAGCATCAGGTTTGAAACTCTTCTTCAAAGACAACTCATTGAGCAAACTATCAAAGTGACCACGGTGTGCGGATGCTGTCGGATATTCTTTGACAATCAACTTACCGTGTGTCTCTTTTTGTATTGCTTGTAATTTTTTGTCGAACATAGACTTAGGTAATTCTTCAAGTGTCTGAATGTCCATGTTCAATAGATTAGCATCGATACGCTCTGCGATACGCTCTTCTGCCATCTCTAGTGTGATGTAAAGGACATTGCGTCCTTGCATCAAATACGATGCCGCCATGTGGCACATGAATAAGGATTTCCCAACGCCTGTACCTGCAAGTGCTACATTCAATGTTTTCTTTGGAAGACCACCCTTTGTAATCAAGTCAAGATACTTGAGATTGAAAGGTATCTTCTCTTCTTTTTCATGATAGAAATCAAAACGGTCATCAGACTGTTCGAAATAATCATGTCCTACTTTTCTATCGAATGACACTGAGAGAGCATCAGACAATAGAGAGGGAAGAGCATCAGGTGACCTGTTCTTGTCTTTCCCCTCTATTATCTGAATGCCGTCTGCAATGGCATTGTAGATTGCTTTATCTTTACAGAACTTCTCAGTAGCATCTGTTATCCACTGCAAGTCTGCAGATTGTTCGTTAAGTGAATTGATAATTTCAACTGCAGATTTGAATTCTGGTTCAGGAACATTATGCGCTTCGTTCAGCGTGATAATAAGTTGCTCAGAAGTTGGTAGTTTATTATACTTGTCTATTGCATAGGATATCTGCGTAAATACCAACTTCTCTGAACCGTCATGAAAATACTCAGGTTTAAGAAACGGCATAACGGTTCTTACATACTCTTCATTGTTGAGTAAGTTTGATAGAATAGTTGTTTCAATCCGTGCCGTTTGCATATACCATTTCACCTTGTTCTAACTTTTGTTCAATCTGTTCTACGATGATATCACCTACAACTGAAGTGAAGTCATCTTTGATTTCTACATCTTTAGGGTTTTCTAAGATTTGATACTTAAATCTCATACCCCTATGACCGGTAGCATTTGGTTCTGTAAACTGAATGCGACCTACTTGATAAACCACACCAGCATAGTCGCCTTCAGTAATGCGAGTAGCAATATGGTCATCCCTTTCGACAAAACTAAACTTCACCGCCATAAGAAAACTTCTCCTTAGCAAATGCGTCTAGTTGTTGCATCACTTCTTCAGTGAAATACTTTTCGGGTTCACCTAAGATTTGCTTACCGTAGAGTTTAG